GAGGCTAGAGCGTGTTATTACCAGCTCTGTATAGATGCTACAGCTCATAGCCTTACAGCTATTGCAAAATCTATAGGAAAATCACATGGCACTATTATACATGCATTAAAAGAATTTCCCTATATGATGAAAAAAAATGCTGATTTAAAATTAAAATATTCCTTTATCAAAAAGGAAATTTTTGGCTGGAACACTGAAATAAATAATCCAGAGAATTTACTTTTTAATTATCATAAAGTGCTAATAGAAAATTTAGCTCTAAAAGATGATATAAAAGAATTAAAACAAATTATAGAACAATTAAAAAAACAAATAAAATGAAACACTATTTTAATGAGGGTAAAGAAATTATAAATCAAGGGCGCTCAAAAAAACAAATGGAAAATAATTATAAGATATTAGCTCTAAGCTATGGTGGCCTTTTAATTACTTTAATATTAATTTTTTTGTTTTATTAAAAAATAATTTTATTTTATAGCATGGCTAATCCATTTGAGAAATATTTAGGAAAAGAAGATAAGCTGCAAAATCAAATAATAAAATATTTAGATTATCAGCATAAAGATTTAATCTACACACACCCTAATAATGAGGGTAGGCGTACAGCTTATGAGCGTTTTAAATTAAAGTTACTAGGCGTTAAAGCTGGTGTGCCAGATTTATTAATTTTCAATCCTAATAATTCTTATAATGGTTTAGCTATAGAATTAAAAATAAAATATAATAAGGCTACACCTAGTCAAGTTAAATGGCTAAAAGATTTAGAACTATGTGGCTGGTTTTGCACTATAGGTAGGGATTTTGATAGTGTGATAAAATTAATTAACCAATACAAAAATAATGAGTTATAAAGATGTCTATTTTGATGAAGAAAAACAAAAAGTTAAATGGACAACAAATGCTACTACTGATTTACCACTGACAATGAAGCATGTGGGTAAAATGAATAGAGTAGAATTTGATGCTTTGATTGATTTTCTATGGGATGTATATGAAGATAATGATATAAGTTATAAAGATTTTAAAAAGCATTTGCTAGCTTTTAGAAATTTTATAGATAATCAAAAAGAGTTATTTAAAAAATAGGGTAAACAAAAATAATGGAAATTAATAGAATTTATAAGCCTAAGCGCTTTGATAGTTTTACTATAGTCCCTAATGATGTATTTAGAATTAAAGGCATCTCAATAGGCGCTACTGGTCTTTATGCTTATTTATTTAGTCATGATTCCAGAAAGCCTATAACTATAAAATTTATTTGTGGCCATTTTAAAGAAAATTATAGAGCTATAAATACTAGAATTTTAGAGCTAGAAAAATATAAACTACTTAAAAGAGTAGAGGTTAGAAACGCTGGCCAATTTTCTGGATATAATTATTATCTCACCGATTTGCAAAATACCAATTTGCAAAAAACCGATTTGGAAAAATGCAACCAAAATAATATTAATAATAATATATCTATAGATATTGAAAGTATCGCCTATAAATCTATAAATCATTTTATAAAATTATTTCCTAAAAAATATCAGCCAAAAAGTGAATCACAAAAAAATAAATGGATTGAGCTGCTGGATAAAGTAAATAGATTAGATGGTTATGATTTAAGAGATGTATATAAGTGCTGTAAAGAACTAAGAGCTGATGATTTCTGGGCTAATAATTTTTTAAGTTTGTTAAAGCTGAGAAATAAAGATAAAAATGGCATTAAATATATTGATAGATTTATGGATAAATTTATAAATCAAAAGCCAAAATCTTATTTTAAGATTAAAGGTATTAAGCAGCTGGTAATTTATAATGATTTAGATAGTAATGTAGATAGGCTAGGTGCTATTACAAATGATAAAAAATTAAATGAATATAATCTAAAACAAATATTAACAGATACAGAATTTACAGAGCTGTATAAATATGCTAAAAATGGGTTTAATTAGAAATAGTAAACAAGTAAAGCAAGCTATAGAGTTTGATGGGATAGGTGATAGTAAATATCATCCTACTGATATAGATGCTGTTCTGGAGTTTGATAATGAGGCTTTAATTTTATTTGAAGTAAAAAAAATAAGAAATAAATTAAAACTAGGCCAGAGATTATTATTAGAGCGTTTAGTAGATTCATGGCGTACTGATAAAGCTATAGCTTTAGTTGTTAAGCATAATTTTAAAGATGATAATAAAGATATACCTTTAGTTAAATGCTGGGTAAGGTCTTATTATTATAATGGGCGCTGGTACTATTGTAATAAACCACTAAAAACTTATTTAAATAAAATTTTAAAAACATGGGATATACACAAATTAAAAATATAATAAGAGATATTAAATGGTTTTATGGGCCAAAACATATTAGATTAGAAGTGCCTAAATCATTTAAAACAGAAAAACAAAAAATAAACTTTATAAGAAAAACAGAAACCTTTTTAAATAAAATAATAGTAATAGATAATGATAGATAAATTTTATGATTTAGGAATAAAAATCAATAGCAAAAAAATAGAACAAAAAACCATTTGCCCAAAGTGTGGGCCTACTAGAAAAAATAAAAGAGATAAGAGTTTAAGTGTTAATATAGAATCTGGTTTATATAATTGCCATAATTGCGGCTGGAGTGGTAATGTATCTTATTCAAAAAATGAGTATAAATTTCCAGAAAAAATTAATTTAAATCTAAATGATAAAATTATAAGCTGGTTTAAAACTAGAGGCATTAGTAAAGAATCTTTAGCCTATTGGAAAATAGGTGAATCATTAGAGTATATGCCTCAAGTAAATAAAAAGCAGCGCTGTATTAATTTTAATTATTATAGAGATGATAAAGTAGTTAATGTAAAATATAGAAGTGCTGATAAAAATTTTAAATTGATTAGTGGTGCAGAGCTTATATTTTATGGTCTTAATAATCTTAAATTAGATACTGATACTTGTTATATAGTTGAGGGTGAAATGGATGCTCTAAGTTTATATGAAGCTGGTATTTATAGCGTTTGTAGTGTGCCTAATGGTGCAAGTAAGGGTAATCAAAATTTAACCTATTTAGATAATTGCTATGAGGCTTTTAAAAATAAAAAAAATATAGTGTTATGTACTGATAATGATACAGCTGGCATAGCCTTAAGAAATGAGCTAGCTAGGCGCTTAGGGTTTTTTAGGTGTAAATATGTAGATTTTAAAGAGTTTAAAGATGCTAATGAGGTATTAGTATCTGATGGCCCAGAAAAATTAAGACAGCTGCTTAAAAACGCTATTAATTATCCACTTGAGGGCGTATTAAACTTAGATGATATATGGCAAAATGTTTTAAACTATAATGATAATGGAATTAAAAATTATAGTATTGATTTAGGTGAATCAGATAATTATTTTAAAATTGAGCTGGGCCAGTGGTCAGTAGTTACTGGTATTCCTAATAGTGGTAAATCTGATATAATAGACCAGATTTTAATAAATGTAGCTAAAAAGCATGGATTTAGAAACGCTATTTTTAGCCCAGAGAGCTGGCCTTATGAAAGTCATATAAAAAGAATAGCCAATAAATATAATTCAGCTAATTGCAGCTCATCTCAGCTAAATGCTACTAAGGGCTTTATAAAAGAGTATTTTAATTGGATTAAAATAGATTTAGCTAATCTTACTTTAAAAAGTATATTAGATAATTTTAAAAATCTGGTGTTACAAAAGGGTGTTAAAATTTGTGTTATTGACCCTTATAATATGCTAGACCACACTGCCCAAAAAGATTTTAGTTATATAGGTAAACAGCTAAGTCAAATTACTCAATTTTGCCAGCAAACTAATACACATTTATTTTTAATAGCTCATCCTAGAAAAATTGAAAGTGAAAATGGTATTTTCAAAAAACCTAATTTATATTCAATATCTGGCTCTGCTGATTTCTTTAATAAGTCATTTAATGGCTTAGTAGTTTATAGATGTATTGGCCAGCGCACAAAATATAAATCTGACTTAGTAAAGGTTTATGTAGAAAAGGTAAAGCGTAAAGAAAATGGCCAGCTGGGATGTTTTGATTTAGCACCAGATTTTATAAATGGTGGTGTCTATAGGTCAATAGATAAATCTGATAAAAAATTAGAAGTTGTAAAAGATAATAATATACCTTTTTAATTATGGAAAAAAATAAAAATAAGCGTAAACAAATTCCTTTATATACTGGCTTAATTAAATATTTTCCTTTAGCGCTTTGTGAAGTTGCTAAAGTATCTTATGTGGGTAATGCTCAGCATAATGACCCTACTAAGCCTATACATTGGGATAGGTCAAAATCAGCTGATGATTTAGATGCTTTAGTAAGGCATTTATTTGAAGCTGATAAAGTAGATAGTGATAATCTTTATCACCTAGCTAAAGTCGCATGGCGCAGCTTAGCTGCATTAGAAAAGTTATTAGAGAATGAGCGTAAGAATTGATATATATAGTGATGGTATTTTAATGGGGTTTACATATTATCCAGCTGTAAATATTGATGATTTTAATGAGTTTAATTTATATCTATTATTTATTAGAATTACTATAACATGGAATTAAGATTAAAAGCACAAAGCTGGTGCTTAGAAAATAATATAAAAATATATATAAAGCCTAAAAAAAATTATAGTGAGGTGCAAATAGAAATAAATGCCAATGGTACTATAATAAATAGCCAAAAAACCTATAGAAATCAAAAAATAGCATCAGAAAAAATTTGGGAATTATATGAGTACTTTTACAAAAAACAAAAAAAACTTTAAAAAAAACTTAAAAAATTCTTTGTATATTAAAATATTATATTATCTTTGTTAATGTATTAGAGGATAGGCCTCGTAAAAATACACTAAAACTAAATTAATAAATATTTTAAAAGACATGAAAAAATTAAATTTTTACACAACGACATTAAACAGCGAAAATTTTGAGCCTAAAAATTATATAGGTGAAATTAATGAAATGCATCTAAAAGCTAAAGTAAATGATGATGCTATTGACCCTACTTTTTGTAGAGCTACTAATCTTAATTATCCAGCTCTAAAACAAAGTGCAGTAAGCATGCTAGATAAATTAGTTAGTGCTGATATTATTGTAACAAGCTCTGGACAAAAAACAAGTATCTTAGATAAATCTTCTGACTTTGTTGGTGATATAAAAAGGTTAGGCTTAACACAAGCTATAGCTATCAATGCGCCAATCTATTTAAAAGATTGTCCAGCTAATAAAACAGCAGCAGAGCATTTAAGCCAATTAAAAAAACACATTATAGCATCTAAAGATTTTGATAATACTATGATGTTACAGAGGATGCCTTATGGTAGATTTTCTAACAGAACTTATTTACCAATAAATCATATAAACCAAGCTGGTGAGTTTATGATATTAGATAGAATGAAAAGGTCTTTAGAGGCTTTTGAAAAGTGGACTAAACAAGCTAACATGATTGTAGAGGCTGCTAATAAATACAATGCTAAAAAATCTAATACACCAGTTGAATTTACTCAAGGTACTAGAAAAGTAAATACTGATAATTCTCTAAGATTAGGTACTGATACTAGTAATGAAGTTACTATTACTTTATCTGGTAGTGATTTTACAGAGTTATTTAATACTCAGCAAGCTAAATTTAATGCTGATGGTACTTTTGCTAAAGAGTGGTCTTATGTAGAGTTATTTGACTATGATAAAAGTTATAGCTCTGGCTTAAATGTAGTTTTAAATTTCAAGGATGATATGTTTACTCACACCATGCCAGTTATTACTATCAAAACTTATGACTGGACTGGCAGCATCAAAGATGTAAATTTAATGGTAAAATCAAGTGTGGAAAAGAAATGGGTTGGTAGATTAAGCAAGCATGTAAATACTCTTAAATTTAATGGCGTATGGGATAATAGAACTACTGGACTTGATTTGTTTGTTGAAAGGACTTTACAGCAAGGTGAATCTAACTTAAGTGATATTATCCAAAGGAAAAAAGATGAGCAAGATGAGATAGTATTAAACAATACTATTAACAAAGCCTATAGAGATGAAAAGATAGATACTAGAGCTTATAAGCGTTTAGCTGATTTGGACTTTGTTAGCACTGAGTGTGAGTGGGAAAAAATAAGCTCTTACTCTAGATATGCTAGTAGATACCAATGTATTGAGGTTACTTTAAAAAACAGCAATAGATTAATTTATTGTAGAGCTGCTGCTAAAAATGGTGAGCTTAAATTATTGGGTGGTATCTCAGCTGAAAAACTAGACAATAGAATAAGCGCAGATAAAGTGTTAGAATTGATGGCATAGATTTTCATGTTGGTTAGTTTGGAAGTGGGGTCTGTAATGGGCCTCACTTTTTTTTTGGTCATAATCCAGCTGGATGCACAAAAGTTTACATATAAAAAAAGAATTCAGTACCTTTGGGCCTATGAGGTCAATAAAGAAAAAAAGTGTCTTAGAGGCTCTAGAAAAGAGTTTAGGGATAGTATCTACTGCATGTAAGAAAGTTGGTATTTCTAGGCGCACATATTATAACTGGTATAATAATGATTCTGTATTTAAAGCAGCTGTAGATGATATTAATGAGATGGCTCTGGATTATGCTGAAAGCAAACTACATGGCCTTATTAAAGATTCTAATGTAGCTGCTATATTATTCTACTTAAAAACTAAGGGTAAATCTAGAGGCTTTATAGAGCGTAATGAAGTAGCTGTAGAGGGCAATATTGAAAGCAAAGTAATTGAATGGAAACCAGCAGAGTAATTACTGAATATTGCAATAAACAATTTTATCAGATTTCTAATAGTAATAAAAGAATCATAGTGCTGCAAGGTGGTGCTAGAAGTGGTAAAACCTACAGCTGCTGTCAATATCTAATACAACGCATTTTAAGCGCCTCTAAGCCACTAACTATTACAATAGTTAGAAATACCTTACCCAGCCTTAAAAGGTCAGTACAGCGTGATTTTATAGGCATTTTGGATAAGCTGGGAGTTTATAATTTAGGTAATCATAATAAATCTGAAAATACATGGGCCTATAATAATTGCATAGTGCAAATGATTTCAGCTGATGAGCCTATGAAGCTAAGAGGTGCTAAACATGATATAGCTTTTATTAATGAGGCTAATGAATGTAACTTTGAAACTTTTAGACAAATAGCCATGAGAACAAATGAAAAAATAATTATTGACTTTAATCCTAGTGATGCAGTAAACTGGATTTATACAGAGCTTATAGATAGTGGTGATAGTGATGTAGATTTTTTTATAAGCACATGGCGTGATAATAAATTTTTACCAGAATCAGTAATTAAAGAAATAGAAAAGCTAAAGGATAAAGACCCAGATTACTATAATGTATTTGGTATGGGCCAAAGAGCTGTATTTAGTAATAGGCAGATATATACAAACTGGAAATATATTCCCTATGATGATTTCCCAGATATTGATTATGTGCTGGGCTTAGATTGGGGATATTCAGCTGATAGTACTGGCATAGTAAAAGTAGGTAGGCATAAGGATAATTTATATGTGCATGAAATCCTATATAGAAAAGGCATGACTAATGAAGATATAGCTAACTACATAAAGGAAAAAAAGCTAGATGATTTATTAGTTATTTGTGATAGTGCTGAGCCTAAAAGTATAGAAGAAATAAGGCGTAAAGGAATTATGGCTAAGCCTAGTGTTAAAGGCGCTGGAAGTGTATCAGCTGGCATAAGTAAGATTAAAGAATTTAATGTATTTATCAGCAAAGAATCTGCAAACATTTTTAAAGAGCAGCAAGGCTATTTATGGCAAGAGTTAAAGGATGGCACTATTATAAATAAGCCCATTGATAATGCAGCTGAGCATTTGTTAGATGCCATGAGGTATGCGATATATACAAAGTATAGGCATGCAGATAATTTCTTCATAGTATAAAAATTTAAAATTTGTATCTTTGAATTTAAAAATATACTTATAATGGGTCTTATAGATAATCTCAGAAATTTCTTTATCAAAAATTCACAAAATACAGCAGAGGCTTACAATAGAGCAATCTATAATTATTTAGGTAATTCAGTAGTGTGGAATCCAGAAAGTGATGATACTTATATTGATAAAGGTTATAGACAAAACGCCACTATTTACAGCTTAGTAAATATTATAACTAAAGCAGCTGGTACTATTCCTATCCAGATTTATGAAAAGAAAAATGAAAATGAATTTAAAAAGTATAGGAGTTTAACCAGTGGCCTTTTGGATGGTGCTAGTATTTTAAAAAGCCAGATGATTAAAAAAGATGCTATGATAGAGCTGGAAAATACAGAGCTACATAAATTATTAGAGCGCCCAAATCCAGCACAAAGTTATAATAGTTTTATCACTGAATTAATAGCTTTTGGTTTGCTTACTGGCAATAGATATATTTATGGGATTGGCCCAGATACTGGTACTAATTTAGGTAAATATAAAGAGCTGTATATATTACCAAGTCAAAAGATGGAAATTATTTCTGGTGGATTAATGCAGCCAGTAAAGGAATATGCTTTACAATATAATGGCACTTATAAAATACCAGCTGAAGAAATTTGCCACATTAAGGACTTTAATCCTTACTATGATGGTAGTGGGTCTAATTTATATGGCCAATCACCTTTAAAGGCTGGTCTTAGGAGTTTAACTACAAATAATGAAGCTGTTACCACTGGCGTTAAATATCTACAAAACCAAACAGCTAGAGGTATATTAACTACTCAAGAAGAAGATGGTATAAATGAAGTGCAAGCCCAACAATTAAAAGACAAATTCAGACAAGCACACCAAGGCTCTGATAATGCTGGTGATATAATTATAACGCCTAAAAAAATGAGCTGGGTAAATTTTGGATTAAGTGCTACTGATTTGAATTTAATACAACAATATAACGCCTCTATAAAAGATTTATGTAATATTTATAATGTGCCAGTGCAGCTGCTTAACAATACAGATAGCAGCACATATAATAACATGAAAGAGGCCAGAAAGGCTTTATATTTAAATGCTGTTATACCTCAGCTAAATAAAGTTAGAGATGAGTTAAATAGATGGCTAGCGCCTAAATATGGTGATAAGGTTTGTATTGATTTTGATTATTCTAATATAGCAGAGCTACAAGAAGAAACTGAAAAGGTAGTAGCTCAAATGAGTGCCAGCTGGTGGCTTACTCCTAATGAAAAGCGTGAGGCTATGAGTTATGGAGTAGATGAAAATAATAGTGAGCTAGATAGTTATTATATACCAGCTAATTTATTGCCAGTTGGTGGTAAATTAAATGATTTAAATATGAATCTAGTGGGTAATCCAATGGCTACAGATGTAGAAACTGAATCAGAAATAGATACTGCTAATAATCCAGATGAAATGCCAGCTGCTGATATATTTGATACTGAAGCTGAAGCTGAGGCTAGAGCTGAAGAATTAGGTGGCTCTGGCAGCCATAGCCATCAAGCTGAAAATGGTGATACTATTTATATGCCTTTTGAATCTCATGAGGAATATGATGAGGCTGTAAATAAACAGATGAGCGATAAGCTAGAAAAGGCTTTAAAAAAAAAGGCTGATGAGCATAATGAAAAGGTAGGTAATGCTAAAACAAAGCGCACAAATGTTAGGACTTTATATGCTGTTTATAAGCGTGGTATTGGTGCTTATAGAACAAATCCAGAATCAGTAAGACCATCTGTAAGCAGCCCAGAGATGTGGGCTATGGCTAGGGTCAATTCGTTTATTTATGTTTTAAAAAATGGTAAGTTTAGAAGTGGTAAACATGATACTGATTTACTGCCTAAAGGCCATCCACAAAGCACTAAAAAAAGTGCTAAATATCATTATGGTAAACCACATGATGAAGATAAAGAGCAGCATAGTTATAGTGATTACCCACAAAGCGCCACTAACAATGCTAAAAGGGTCAAAAATTGGATTGAAAAATATGGGCGTGATGAAGTAAGAGGCATGACAAATGTAGGGCTTACCAGAATGAATCAGCTTATAGCTAGAGAGGCCCTAAGTTTATCTGTTTTAAAAAGAACATTTAGCTTTTTGTCAAGGACAAAAGGTGGTGGTTATGATAAAATAAATCCAGATTTTAGAGATACACCATGGAAAGATAAAGGTTATGTAGCATTTTTAGGCTGGGGTGGTCAATCCATGTTAAGCTATGCTAAAAGAAAATTAGACCAATTAGATGATTAATGTTAAGCAGCAAATTCAAAGATTTTTATAAAGATTTTGATAAACAGCGTACAGCTGCTGAGAAAGTTGTAACGCCTAAAATTTATAAATATTATCTTAGTGAGCTTACTGATATTTTTAATACACTACTTACTAAAGGTCAGATAAATCCAGCTATATATTTTAAAGCCAGAAGTATAAAAGAAATTTATACTGATATTTATTTATATATAGGATTTAATATAGGTGAATGGTATATAAAAAATTATTTTACTAATTTAAAAAACACTGCAAACTATCAAGCTCAGTGGGAACAAACTTATATATATTTTGCAGCTCAAGCAGCTGCTACTTATCAGCCAGAAATAGCTAATGCTGTAACTCAAAGAGCCATGACTATTTTTGCTGGTCTTATGGAAGATGCAGATTTTTCAGCTCTAGGCTTTGAAGCTAAGGCAGCTGTATTGTTAGAAAAGGCTAAGGTAACTAGTTTAACTTATGTAAATAGAATAGTAGCCACTGAGGCTAATAGGATAGCTAATTATGCTATCCAAAATAGTGCTACTAGTTTTTTTGATGAGGGTGATTTAGTTAAGTTTTGGATAGCTGGTGGTATGAATATTAGAGATACTCACATAGCTGCTATGCAAAGATATGGCCCACAAACTGAGGGAATTCCATTTAAAGATAATTTTTATGTAGGTAATGATGTTATGCCTAGGCCTACTAGTGGCTCAGTACCAAAAGAAAATATTAATTGTAAATGTGTTATGGCTACACAAGCAAAACCAGAGGCTCAAAGTATAGGCGCTGATGTAAATGATTTTGGCTTTGATATGGGTATGGGCTATAGGCCTACTGGCTCTTATTGAAGTAAAAAAAAATCATTAAATTTGTTTAATTAAAATAAAAGCATTATGAACAAATATTTATATAAGCAAAGCCCTTTAGGTGAAGTATCTGATGTGGATGAAAAATATGGTATAGTTAAAGGATATGGCAGCTATTTTGATAATATAGATTCTGATAAAGATATTATTAAAAGAGGCGCATATAAAAAGACCATTGAAGAAAATGGCTATAGAGTAAAGTATTATTATCAGCATAAGCTAGACCAGCCTTTAGGAAAAATTAAAGAATTATATGAAGATGATAAGGGTTTAGTATTTGTCGCTGAGATGCCTAAAACCACTTTAGGTAAAGATGTTTTAGAATTAATGAAAGCTGGTGTGATTACTGAAAATTCAGTTGGTATTATGCCAATGCAAAAAGAGATTAAAGATGGCTACAGAGAAATTACTGAAGCTAAATTATATGAGATTTCAGCAGTTAGTTTAGCTGCTAATGACCAAGCAAAAATATTAGATGTTAAAGGTGAATTAAAATTAAATGAAACTTTTAGCAGATATGACAAACTTTGTAAACTATTAAGAAAAGGAAATATCTCAGATGATATGGGATATGCAATAGAATCAGAAATATTAAAGCTAAAAACTTTGTTTATGGATTTGACTACTGAGCCAGCTGTTGAAGTTACTCAGCCAGTGATTAAAGAAAATTTTAATGCTATTGGATATTTAATTAATAATTTAAAATAAGTTTAACCTTTTTTCGGATTTTAATAAAAATCCCAATTCGTTTTAGTAATGGATGAGAATATAAAAAAAGAGCTAGACCAGTTAGGAAATATCATAGATGAAAAAATTGAGAAAGCCACTGGCCAAGCTATGGAAAGCTCTGAGAAAAAAGCTGATGAAACTTTAAAGCGTGAAATTGATAATTTAGTTAATAAATTTAATGAGCGTATGGATGCAGTAGAAGTAGCACAAAAGAAAAACGCTGCTGCTAATGAATCAAGATTAAGTTTCAAAGGTGGAATGACCAAAGCAATTAATGAGGGCGCTTTAGAGGCCTTTAGAAGTGGCAGCGCTAATGCTGCAAGTTTTGAAATCAAAGCTGATATGACTATTGGTGCTGATTTTACTGGTGATGTAATACCACCAGAAAGAGTAGCTGGTTATAAATATGACCCAGCTAGACAATTTCACATGAGACAAATTTTGCCAGTAGGTAATACAAGCTCTGATGTGGTGAGATATGTAAAAGAGAGTGGTTATAGTGATGGCTCAGCGCCCAAAAATGAGGGTGCGACCCTAGGTCAGTCGGATTTTGATATGACAGCTGTAAGTACACCAGTTGAAAAAATTGGTGCTTACTTTAGAATATCAGAAGAAATGATGGATAGTACGCCACAGCTTACCTCTTATTTAAGCGCTAGAGCGCCAGAAAAATTATTAGCAGTTGAAGATACACAAGTTATTGATGGCTCTGGAGTAGCGCCAAATCTTACTGGTATCTATACAAATGCTACTAGCTTTTCTGCTGGTGCTTTTGCTGGTGCTGTAAGTAATCCAAATGAGTTTGATGTATTAGTAGTAGCTCTAAATCAATTAGCTTTAGCTAATTATAGTGCTGATTATATCTTAATGAATCCAAGTGATTTCCATAAGATTTTACTACTTAAATCATCTCAAGCTGAGTACTTAATTAAAGATTATCAACAAGGTTTAGTACCTAGAATAGCTGGAGTGCCAATTATTAGCACTACTGCTATTAATAGTGATAAATACTTAGTGGGTAACTTTGGTCAAGGCGCTCAAATGTGGGTTAAGGATAATGTGAGTTTATCTTTCCATAAAGAAGATGGCACTAACATTAGAGATGGTTTCGTAACAGCTAGAATTCAAGAAAGAATTTGTGTTACACCTTACTTACCTAATGCGTTTGTAGCTGGTGATTTCTCAGTAGATAAAGCTGCTATCTAATATTTAGATAGATTAGTTTTTATAAATTAAGAGGCCAATTTTGGCCTCTTTTTTTATTTAATTTTTATTATCTTTGTAACGCTTTCTGTAACAAGCTAAGGCGAAGATTAGTGAGTTTGTGGATAACTTTGATGTCTGAGAAAGCTAGCTACTAAGGACTTGCTCTTTGGGTCGCTAGATGTTCTTTTATGAATTTTTGCTAAACACTAAAAACCAAAGAGGTTTAAGTTTGCTGCACCTAGTGTAGTAAACTTTCGCAGTTCGGTATTTTAATGTCAATAAAAATCTGTAATTGGACTATCACTAGCAAAGTTAGAGCAAGTTACTGGTAGTGATTTTAAGCACTTTTTTAGTGTTTTTTTTATTAAAATTTAGGCCAAAAATTGGCCTTTTTTTATGCTTTTTTGTGATTTTCTAACACCCCGTATAAGCCATTTTAAGGCACTTTTAAGCCACTTTACCCTATCGCTGGTATCAGTATATCAAAAATCCTAGAAAGTGTAATAGGCGCAATTTTCCAGAGTAGAGATTTTGCAAAATTTTTTACTTTTTTGAAAATGTATTTTTAGTTAAAATGATGGTATTTTTTGTAAATAAAAAAATATTTTTTGTTTTATTAAAAAAAGTTTTGTAGTATTGCTTTTTAATTTAAAATTTATATAACATGAAAAATTTATTTAACAGAAACTGGAAAGCTAACGCCAGTCAAAAAAAAGTAATTAGCATCATTAATAATTTGAATGTGATTTTATTTAATCACAATTTCAAGCTATTTAACTTTACTATCTTTTCTATGAATTTTTGGGCTAGTAATGGCTCTAATTTTCATGACTTTAAAAATGTAAGTATTATTCCAAGTGAAATTAGATTTGAGCTTTTAGGTTTACAATTTTGGTTAATGTTTAAAGATGATATGAAAGAAATTAGAAAAGGTAGATTTGAAGAAAGAGGAAAGTGCTGGCGTACTCAATTTGTAGGCAGATGCTTTTGGCTTAGAGAAATTAGAGTAAGCTGGAGTGGTTTATTTTTTACACAAGGAGAAATAATCTCATGGCAGCCTCATACTATACAGAGAAGTTGGAAATGGCACAATAAAAGATGGAATGAAAAGAAATTTTTTATTTCTGATTCTTTCAAATTATTTCCACCTAATCACTCTTTTTTTGATGGCTGTAATGGTGGTATAACTACTCGCTGGCATGCAGTAGATGATTTTGGTAGAACCATGCGCTTTACTTTTAAAATCTTTGGTAAGAGATTTTTTATTTAATAACTTAAATTTAAACTTATGAAAAATAAAAGAAGTTTTGAGGATTATGTAATTATTGGCATTTTTGCCTTAGGTCTTTGGACTTTAGTTATATTATTTCTTAAATTAGAGTATTGGCTAGATAAATTAATTTTTAGCTAATTTTCATGTAATTTAGTTAGTTGTAAAAACCTCAGCAAACCAGCTGGGGTTTTTTTTTGTAAATTAGTAAATCCTTAAACTAACCAAAAATATAAACTGCAATATAGTAGGCTGCTTAGCTGAATATCATTTTGCCACTCTAGCCATGTCTAAAGGGTTTATGATTAGCATGCCTTTGCTAGATAGCTCTGCCTATGATTGTATCTTAGATAATGGCTCTAAGCTGCTTAAAATACAAATTAAAGCTATTTACAAAAAAGCCAAAGTAAGAAATAAAAACAAATGGAAAATAAATTTAAGAAATGGCGATAATTTCTATAATCTTAATGATGTAGATTTTTTTGCTATATATCATGCTGATTTAAATGGTTTTTTTATAATACCAAATAATAAACAAAAGAGCTTAGTTATAAACGCTAATGGTAAGTATAAAAATAATTTTAATAATTTTGCGCTATTCTATTGATTTTTGTTTTTCATAAAGTTTACCAAGTTAAGAGCTGCATTTAATGTGGCTCTTTTTTTTTATCTTTACATAAAAAATAATCATAATGAGGCAAATAAATATTTTAAGTGAAAGTGGTGGTGAGCCAGTAAACTTATCAGATGTAAAAAATTATATTAAAGTAGATTTTTCTGATGATGATGTATTAATTGAAACTATGCTAACTACTGCTAGAGTGTGGTGTGAGAATTATATTAGTAGAGATATTGTAGTTAAACAAAGGGAATATTTTTTACCTAAAACAAATGGTGTTTTTGATTTACCATTTGGCCCTATAGCCACAATAGATGAAGTTAAAATAAATGGCAGTGTTACTACTGCTTATGATACTTTAGGTTTTAATAATGAAACTATAGAGCTTAATGCTGGTGAATCTGAAAAGGTAATAGTTAAATATACTACAGCTGGTTATACAGATGCTAATTTAAATACAAACATGATTAAAAGTGCAATTATGCAGCTGGTTTCTACTTATTATGATAATAGGAGTGAATTTGAAGTAGGTGTAGGTATAAACAATATACCTACTGGAGTTACCACTATTTTATCATCCTTAAAATCTCAATTTATTTAGAATGAAAAAAATACAAGCTGGTAAATTAAATAAAAGAATATCACTAAAAACCTTTGCAGCTGTCGCTGATGGTTATGGTGGCTTTACTACTGGCTCTGAAACTAGTAGCTCTACTATATGGGCAAATGTAAAAGTAAAAGATAGTGATATAGTAGATGAGTTTGGTGAGGTAATTAATAAAGTAATGGTAGAGTTTTTAGTAAGAAAAGATGCAGCTGGTGCATACAATGCTACAGATATTTTAGAGTACGAAAGTAAGCAGTATAGAATTAATAAAGTATATGATATAGAGATAGATAATTATACTAAAATTTTGGCTACTAAATTAGATTAAGATGAAAGCAACAATATTAGTAAATGCTGGTGATATGAAGCGTGCTAAAAAAGCCATGAAAAAACTGGCAGCTTTTGAAGCTAAAGAATTAAGCACTGAGATAAAAAAATGTGTTTTAGATATTGATTTTAGGGCTAAACAAAAAGTAGCTGTAGCCAGCCCTAATGGTGGTACTTTAAAAAGAAGTATTAGATTTGGCGCTAGTGGTAATAGGGCGTATAATAAAGCAGATGCTAAATATGCAGCTTATGTAGAATTTGGCACTGGTAGTAAATATAGTGGTGATGAGTTAGATGCTCTGGATATACCTAGAGATTATTCAGCTCAGTTTAAGGGCAAAAGCCAAGATAGAGTACATTTACCAGCTAGACCATTTTTGTTTAACAGCGCTAGAGAGGCTATACCAATTATGTATAAAAATATAATTAATAAATTAAATAATATTTTAGATAAATGATAATTACAGCTCATCATATTAGAAAGGCTATTTTTGATGCTCTAAATGGTAATGTAAACTATAGTGGCTCAGCAGTGCCAGTATATAACAAAGTGCCACATAATACTAGCTATCCATTTATTAAGATTTATGGTGATTCTGAAAAATCTATAAACCTAAATCAAAGTGATTTTATTAATGAGGTTGTTACAAAAATAGAAGTAGTTACAAGATTTAAAGGTAATGCTGGTGGTGAGCTGCAAGCTCAGCTGATTTCATCCCTTATTTTAGATATTATAAAACCTAATGCTGGTGCTGCTTTTACTGGTCTGCATAGTAGCTTAAATAATTTAATATGTAGATTAGAAAATATTATTTATTTAGAAGATTATACAAAAGATAATACATATTATAGAGCCATTATATCTTTCATCACTGATACTCAAAATACATAATGAAAAAATTAATATTAATCTTTTTATTAATTACTAGTTGTGCTAGTGTACCAAAAGAAAGATTAGCGCCAGATACTTTATTTGAGGCTTTAAATATTAATGACAATAATCAGAAATTTAACAAAGGTTTAATGAGAACATTAGTGTTTAGTACTGCTGTTTTTATACTTACTATTATAGCTGAAAAGTAACAATATTTTTTACATAAAACTTATTTTTTTTTTGATTAAATTTGTAGATATGAAAAGGATTTATAATATAATTAAATTAGGTTTCATTAGGCGCTGGAATACTATGCTTAATAAAATGTGTATTAATTGCAGCTGCCGAGTTTATAAGGCAGATTTTGAAAATTCAAAGTGCTGTGATTGGTCATGGCGTAAAAAGGACTGGTAATGGCTCAAGAAATAAATGAAAATACTAAACTTACACTGGATTTAAAAACTATTGCTATAGTGGTGAGCTTTACTATTACCTTAGCCTCAATGTGGTTTACTTTAAAATCTGATATAGCTCTAGCTAAAGAATTACCAGCGCCAGAGGTTTCTAAAGTTGAATATGATTTAAAAGATAAATTAGTTAGAGAGCAAATTTTTCAAACTAGTGAAGATGTAAATGAAATAAAAGAAACTTTAAAAAGGCTAGAGGAAAGAGTTTATGAATTAAATAAATAACTCATGAGGGCTGTAATTATTTCTATTTTTTGTTTAATGTTAAATTCAGCTTACGCTCAGTACAAAAATGATATATCTATAGTACAATTTACAGCAGATTTTGTAGAATCTGAAAGCCTTAAAAAATTTAAAAATCATAATACATTTACCTTTATACTTTCAAAGCACACTGAATATTTTGAAAAGGAAAATATAAAAGTAGTGCCTACTATTGTACTTTATAATAATGGTAAAGAAATAATCAGAGTTAAATCTAACATTATGCTAGAGCTGCCAGATGATTGGGAAAAGCAAATAGCAAATGAAATAGATGAGCTTTTAAAAAATAAATTTTAACTATGAACAGAAAAAAATTAACCGAAAAATTAACAGCAAAAGCGCTACTATTTTTAGTAGTGTTTTTTGTAATAATGTTATTTACTGCAAACCTTAGCGCTCAAGTTATTGATAATAAAGCTGAGGATAAAATGGTAAAAAAATATAAAACAAAAAAATTTATAAAAGATATATTTAATTATAGTACTTTTTTTGCAGCCTATAGTGAATCTAGCCCACTATTTCAGCCAGAAAGATTTTTTGTAACTCAAGCTGGTGAGGTAATAAATGTAACGCCAGAAATAGGTAATGATTATTTAGTAAATATTGGACTTAGAAAATTAGCTAGATTTGATTACACTAATAAGCAAAATAGATACTATGATGGCTCTGAGCGTAATCCATCATTAAGCTCTAATGTAGGCGCTATAAATGGCTTAGAGTATTTATTTATGTATAGTAAAGGCCAGCAACAAAATAGGCAATATAAAAGCCATAGATATTTTGTTAGATATTCTGCTAAATATTGGTCTTTAAAATTAGAATCTCAAAAAAATGGCCTTATAAATCTTAATTATGAAAATGCTGATTTGAGATTTAGATTACCTATTAAAAATTTAAGCCTTTCAGCTGGTGCATCTTTGCGCACCCATGCGCCCTATGGCTATTTACCTATAGATGATTATTTAGAAGAAAATCCATGGTGGGATTTAGCCTATGAAAATGGTTACATGGATTACTATTATGGTATAGATTATGATAATGATGGCCAGCTAGATAATTTTGACTGGTGGTGGGCAAATCCAGAGGGTGTAAGAATAGCTGATACAGATGCTGATTTTAGGCGTAATCATTTTACTGATATAGTAAATAGATATAATAAAACTGAGCTAGATAAGATAGGCACACTGGGTACTTTATCAGCTGTAGTTGGTTTAGATTATTATTATTTTAGAGATAAATTTTTTAGTCATTTATGGGCTAATGCTTATCCAATACATAAACACATTATAGGTGATTTTGATTATAGTTATGAGCTAGTATATGGCTCAGATAATTGGGTAGATTATAATGCTGGTCTTATGATGGGCTGGAATGTATCACAAAAAATTTCTATCTTTACTGAATATGAAATTACTAAGTTTTGGGATAAAAAATTATCATTTCTTAAAACTGGTATAAATTTAAAACTATGATGAAATATTTTGATTATTCCGAATTTGACCAAAAGGGTTTAAAAGGCTCTGGTAAAGAGTTTATGAATCCAGATTTTTTAAAGTTATGTGATATGCTTAGGGAAAGATTTGGTAAACCACTAAAAGTAAATAGTGGCTATAGGTCAGAGGAATATAATAAAAAGATTGGTGGCGTTTCTAACAGCTCACATATAAAAGGTTTAGCTGCTGATTTCGCTATAAGCTCTAGCGCTGATAGATGGAAATTTATTAAATGCTGTTTTGAGCTAGGTATTACTAGAATAGGTATAGGAAATTCTTTTATTCATATTGATATTGATACTGATAAAACTGGTAAACTCATTTGGGATTATTATGGTAGCGCTAATAAAAGTAAAAAGAAATAATGCCAGATAAGAAAAAACCTTTTAAAGAAACTAAGCTGGGTAAATTTTTATCATCTAAAGGCAGCAAGCTAGTAGATGTTATTGGTGATGTGCTGCCAGATAAAGGTGTTTTAGGCGTTGTAAAGGGCCTAATTGACAAAGATGATGCTTTACCTACAGCTGATAAAGATATGGCCTTAGAGCTGCTGAAAATGGATATGGCTGAGATGGATGCAGTAACTAAGCGCTGGGTAGCTGATGCAGCCAGCTCTAAGCTAGCTGCTAATGTTAGGCCTTTAACTTTGGTATTTTTTTCTATTGCTTATGTCATTGGCTGGTTTATGCATTATGAGCTTACAGCTATTACTGGATTACTCCAGTTAATTTTTGGCGCTTATTTTGGCAGCAGAGGTTTTGAAAAGGTGATGGGTAATAATAGGCATAAATAATGGCCAGAAAAGCACAAGTAGCTACATATAAACCACCTAAAAAAAAATCTCATCCACATAATAAAAATGCTAGTAGGCTTAAATCATCTAAAGGTTATAAAAAACCTTATAGGGGTCAAGGCAGATGATAGATTTATTTTGTTTAAATTTGTATAAAATTATTGACAAAAAATGGGCTTAAAAGATACTGCAAATTTTGCTAATATACCAGCTGCTTATAAGAGTGGTAAAATATATTCTATATTACCTATTACTAGTGGCTTTGGTCAATATGGTGATTTAACTTACTCTGGCCCATTACAATCTAGGCAAAATTCATCTGGTAGCGTTGTTAGTAGCGTTGCTAATTTACCAGCTCTAAATTATCATATTGTAGATGGTGAAGTAGTTGGATTTCCAGAATTACAAATGGCAAAAAATAGAACTAATTTTTTTAAATATAGTGAGTATTTAAATGCTAATTGGTCAGCTGTAGGACTTACAGCTAATTTAAACAGCACAAATATAATAAATGTAAATGGCAATTTTGGTGCTACTAAATTTATGGAAAATACTACTAACAATAGCCATAACATAAGCCAAAGTGTTAATTTACTTTCAAATAGGACTTATTTTTTTAGCATATATGTTAAACCTATTGACAGAGTTGGTTTTAGGGTTTCTAGTGCTGGTTTTGTAGCTGGCTCTACTACTAATAATTCAGTAGAATTTGATTTAGATACTTTTAATATTGACAAATTTGATAGTAGTAGTAGTGTAGCTAGAATTCAGAAACTGCCAAATAATTGGTATAGATGCAGCTGCCAATTTACAGCAAACAGCTCTGGTGGTTTTTCTAATATAGTTATAGAAGTTGCTAGCAGAAATACTAATGGCTCTTTAGATTATTCTTATACTGGTGATGTTAATAAGGGCTTAGCTTTATATGGCGCTCAATTAGAGGCAAATCCAAATAGCAGCGCTACAGAGCCATCACCTTATATAGTAACTGATGGTAATATAGTAACTAGAGCAAATGCTACTATACAAAGTGGCGCTAGTACACAATCAAAGGAAATTTTTGATAGAGGTTACCCAGTTACTTTATACTGGGAGGGTAAAATAGATAGATATGCTACTAAGCAGCATGCTTATAGTTTGCTTAATGTAGATTCTGGCTCATCTGGTACTGATTATCTTTCTTTAGATTTTAATAGTGATACTATCATAAGGATAAGGCGTGCTAATAGTAGCCCTAGCTTTACTGAATATATAGGCAGCGTTTCTTATAGGACTACTAAAAAAGATTATTTAAAGATAGTTGTGGTGTTTAAAAATACTACTGACTATGCTATTTATATTAATGGTTTTTTTATACAAAGTTTTAGTGGCTCTGCTATTAACTGGAATTTTAATGGCTTAAGGCTGGGATGTGGTCTAGCTAGTAATAATGATGCGAGCCAAAGACAAAGCTATAATCAGTTTTTCTTTTGGGCTAGAGGTTTTACAGATGCTGAAGCCTCAGAGGTTTCTAGCTATAATTCTTATAATGAGATGGCTACTAGTAGTAATTTTAAATTAGGATAGATATGAGTGCTGATATTAGAATAGGAAATGGTTTTTTTGGATATTCAGAAGATACTTTATTAGGCTATGGCGCTGGTGTTAATAATAGGGTTAGAAGTGTGATTTTTGATAGTAAAAGATTTTATACTAAGCATGTAAAAAATAAAGATGGTTATTTAGAAAATATAGTACAAAATCAGCCAGCTATAGATTATGAATTAAATAGCTCTGGCGCTTTAAGAATAGAAAGAGCTATAGCCACTAGAAATAAATATAGTGAGGATTTTACACAATCAGAATATTTTACTAATGGCGTAACGCCTATGACTAATGCAGCTGCTAATACTGCTTTAGGTGTTACAAGCCCAAAAAATAATTTTAAAGTTGATGCTAGTGGTACTGATAAATTAATGAAAATATTTAAGCTGCAAAATGTAAGTGGTAATAATTCTTATATACAATTTCAAGACGCAGCGCAAGGCCAAAGATATGTAGTGAGCTGCTTTTTTAAAAAAGACAATGCTAGATATGTAGGCTTTGAGCATGCTTATAGTGGTAATCCTAATAAAGATTTAGCTGTTTATGATTTTGATAGTAATACTTTTGTTAAAGAGATTAGGAATGTATTGGATGGTGATAAAACAATAGCAGCAAAAGCTATAAGCTATGCTAATGGCTGGGTCAGATTGGTTTTTAATTTTAAATCTATTTCTAGCACTACAGCATTAATTAGGCTTAAAGTTTTTCAAGATGCTAATGGCTTAACTACTGCCATTAATGATGCATGTTTTATTACTGGTTTTAATGTTAGTAGGTCAAATCAAGTAACTGCATTTTTTAAAAGCTATCAAAAATGTGTAGGCGCACTAGTTACCAATGGTCAAGATACTTTGACTAGAGTTAATAATACTCAATACATGCTGCCTAAACTTACTGCAAATCCAGCTAGAGGCCTTACATGGACTTTTAAATTTATCTTAAATGAGGCTAGGCAGTTTGGTAAAATAGCTTTAAACCAAACTGGTGGTGGTGCTAGTAATAAAACCAGTATAGAATTTGAAACTTATCCTATTACAGATAGTGGCTCTTTTTATGGTGGCTTAGGATTAAGAATAAAGCATAATTTAACTAGCTCTGGTGTGCTTACTGGAAAAGATTTTATAAATCCAGTTTTAAATACTAGTAGCTTAGTATCTGGTGTAGAATATCATGTAGGTTTTACCTATACAGATGGCTTTTTAAGATTTTCAGTTAATGGTCAAGATGCTAACGCCTTTACTGATGGCAGCACACCAGAAACTGGTGCTACTAGATATATATTTTCACCTACTTTAGATACTACTAGTACTAGGCAGATTAATGATATTAGAATAGCTGGGCAAAATAGTCAAATAAATCCAATGCCTTTAAACCTAATTGATATGGCGCTATATGACAAATCTAGTACTCAAAGTGAATTAAATTTTTTAACTTTACAATAAAATAATATTATGGGAATGAAACATATAAAATATGCATTTAACAGCCAGAGTGAATGGGATAATTTAAAATTAGATATATCTCATGAGGTTGAAACTGATGAAGATGGTAATGAGTTTATTTTTTTTAATGGTGGTGATACTATAGCTGAGCTGGGTAATATTGTTTTAAGTCAAGATGGTGAAGATGTAGTATATAGTGATACATGGCATGTAGATATTTTATGGCTAGAAGAAGATAATGAGCCAGAAAGTTTTAAAGAATTTGCACTAGTATTAGACAATATTGGTATTCATGTATTTGCTGGCTTTAATTACCTAAATCAATAAATAAAAATTGACTATATTTGTATAGTATAAAAATTAAAAAATTATAATTATGGCATCTAATGTATTTAATGGAACAAATTTACTTTTAAAAGTTGCTGCTGATGGTGGTACACCTGTAGTTATTGGTCATAGTACTAGCGCCTCTTTGTCTTTATCTCATGATTTGCCAGAGGCTACTACTAAAGATTCAGCTGGTTTTGCAGAACATATTTCTGGTTTAAGAAGTGCTGAGATTTCTTTTGAGGGCTTAGTATCTTACACTGATACACAAAACATAGCAGAGCTTACTGATTTTATTTTAAATAGAACTAAACTAGATTGGACTTTAGCTACTACTACTACTGGAGACCAGATTTTAACTGGTGAGGGATTTTTAGCATCAGCTGAGGTATCAAGTGAGATGGAAAGCCCAGTAACATATTCTGGCTCTATCACTTGTACTGGCGCTATAACTAGTGGCTCTGTATCTTAATTAATAGAATAAAAAAAGGTAAACATTATGAATAAAAAAAGAGGTTACTATACCACTAAATTAGGTGGTAAACAGCGAACACTGCACTTTAGTTTTAATTTCTGGGCTAATCTAACAGATGATTTAGGTATTACACTAGAGCAAATAGGTGAGATTTTTGAGGGTGGTTTTAACATGGCTGCCTTTAGAAGTATTATCTATTGTGGTGTATTAACATTTGACCAAGAAAATGGTAATGAGATTGATTACAATTCTTACAGCGTTGGTATGTGGCTAGATGATTTAGACCCTAGCGAAATAGAAAAAATAATTAGCGCCATGATGAACACCAGAATTTTAGGGAATGATTTAAATATGGGAATTCCAAGAAATTCTGAAACAAAAAAAAACAGCAGCCCAGCCAAAAAGAAAAAAGCATAGCTCTACATAACGAGTGGGATAATCTAACAGATTACTATATTGGCCAAGTAGGCATTTTACCAGATGTCTTTTGGCGCTCTACATGGAATGAAGCCCAGCTGCTAGCTGAGGCTTATCATATTAGACAAAATTTAGAGTGGGAAAGATGCAGATATTTAGCTACTATGATATATAATACCAAAGTAGATAAAAAGCATAAAATGATAAATCCAGATAAACTATTTAGATTACCACAAGATTTCATGAGGGAAAAAAAGATTAGAGACAATATACCTACACCAGAAGATACTAGACAATTTGCCAAAAAAGTGCAAAATCTTAAGAATAAAAAATTGTTTAAAATGTTGTAAATTTGTTTAAAACTCTACTCTTATGGGAAATGCCAAATTAAGATTTGATTTAATAGCTAATACCTCTGGCTTTACAGCTAAGATGAAAAGTGCTGGTGCAGCTACTACTAAATTTGGTAACAAAATAGCTGGTATTGGTCGTAGCATGGCTACTAGTTTTAGTTTACCAATGGCTTTAGCTGGTGGTGCTGCTATAAAAATGGCTATGGACTTTGATAGGTCTATGACCAAAATTAAAACCTTAGTAGGTCGTACTGATGCAGAGGTGGCTAAAATGAGCCTAGCAGTTAAGCAAATGGCTAGAGATTTTGCTATTAGCTCTAAAGAGGGCGCTGATGCACTTTATTTTATTACCTCAGCTGGTTTAGATACTGATAATGCTATAAGGACTTTAAATGCCTCAATGAAAGCAGCTGCATTAGGTTTAGGTGAAACACAAACTATTGCATCACTTACTACAGCTGCTATGGCTGCCTATGGTAAAGAAAATTTATCTACAGCTGCTGCTACAGATATTTTAATGGCCTCAGTTAAAGAGGGTAGATTAGATTCAGCTCAATTAGCTGATTCAATGGAAATGGTAATTGATAGCGCTAATACCATGGGCGTAGAATTCCATGAGCTAGGTGCAGCTTTTGCAGCTGTATCTAGGACTAATAAAAATGCTAGTACTGCTGCTACTGGACTTAGAATGGTATTAATGAGCATTTTAAAACCTAGTGAGCAAGCTAAAGGCACTTTAGCAGATTTAGGTTTACAAGCTGATAAAGTAAGACAGCATATTAAGGATAATGGTTTACTTAATACCCTTACTATGCTAACTGAAAGATTTAAGGGTAATGATGAAGCTGTTACTAAAGTATTTGGTAGCGTAAGAGCTTTACAGCCAGTATTATCTTTGACTGGTGCAAACGCTGAAGCTGTAAGGGGAATCTTTGAGCGTATGGAAAATACAAGTGGCTCAGTAGATGAAGCATTTAAAAAGCTAGAACAATCAGCAGATTTTAGATTAAGAAAATCACTAAACGCCTTAAAAGAAGATATGACCAGCTTAGGTGCTGATTTACTAGGCGTTTTAGGGCCAGCTATTTCAAAAGTTGCTGGTTTTATTAGTGGCCTTTCTGCTAGATTCCAAAACCTAAGCCCAGCTATGCAAAAGGTAGTAATTGTAGTAGGCTCTATACTGGTTGTATTTCCAGTACTCTTAATGATTATTGGTAAGGTAATAGCAGCTGTAGGTTTCATGATGACTACTTTTGCTACTCTAAAAGCTGGTATTTTGGCTGCTAGAGCAGCTGTAATGGGCTTAAATATTCAATTTGGACTTTTACTAAGCCCAGCTGTTTTAATTGCAGCAGCTGTAGCTGGGGTGGCTTTTGCTGTTTATAAGTATTGGCCAAAAGTATTAGAGATAGCTGCTAAGGTTTATAATTGGTTTGCAGATATTTATAATAGCAGCGCCACACTAAGGGTAGGTATAGCTGCAATAGGCTCAGCTTTTAAAGCTGTATTTACTTTGATTAGGGCTAGAATTCAGCAGTTTGTCATAGCTTTCCAAACTATGGCAGCTGTTATAACTGAGTTTGGTGATAAGGGCTTTAGTGGTAATTTTGGTAAAATTATCTCTGATGGTATGGCAGAGGGTAAGGCAGTAATGACAAAAGCTGGTGAAGAAATAGCTACAGAGTTTACTGATTCTTACACTAAGGCTTTAAGTAATAAATTAGAACATAAGACAGCTGACCAAATACAAACAAGTATAGATAATGGTATAGATGCTATAAAGGGTAAAGGTAAAGAGCTGTATGCTAGTTTAATGGATGGCATAGGCAGCTTTAGTTTATTTGGTGATGCTGAGGGTGGTGGTGATGTAGATTTTGATTTAGATGAAATTATTAGTGGTGGTGGTGATTTTACCCAAACTGATAATACTGGTGGTGGTGATGGCTCTGGTGGTGGCTCTGGGTCTGGGTCTGGCTCTGGCTCTGGCTCTGGTGGTGGTGGTAGCACTGGTGAAATTAATAATGTTACTACAGCTCTAGAGCGAATGGGTATGACTAGTGAAGTTGCTAGAGACCAAGTATTAAATAGCATGAGCCAGCTGAGTGGTGGCATTGTAGAATCAATGGGCATAGCTGGTACTGCTTTAGGTAATTATGTAAATCAAATGCTTAACATGGTACAAGAGCATTTAGTAAGTAACATGACTATTTTTATGAGTGATGAGGAAAAGGCAGCTCATAAAGAATCAATGGCAGCTAGAGAAGTTGCAGCTGAAACCATAGTAAATACAACAAAGACAGCTGGTGTAGCTACTACAATAAGCTCTAACATAGCTAAAACTGCATCAGATACTACAAGCGCTGCTACAAGTTTAGGCGCAGCTGGTGCTGAGGCTACTGGTGATGCTATTGTAAGTGCTGGTAAAACTGCTAAATCTTTTGGCCCAGCTGCTGCATTTGTATTACCAGCTTTAGTTGCAGCTGCTGTAACGCTTATAACTAAGGCTATGAAAAAAGCCAAAAAATTTAAAACTGGTGGTATTGTTAGTGGCACTACTTTAGGTATGGTTGGGGAATATGCTGGCGCTAGAAGTAATCCAGAGGTTATAGCGCCATTAGATAAATTAAAGAGCATGCTGCCTACACCACCAGCACCACAAATGGCCATGAGTGGTAATTTTGTAGTAGATGGCCAAGATTTAGTATTAGCTTTAGGTAGAGCTAATGAGAATGGTGAAAGATTATAAAAGATAAAATATGCCAAGACCCAGTAATTTTTATATAGATATATATAATACTAGATACAGATTATATTTTAGTGATGAAAATGGTAATCCAAAAAGGCTAGATATAGACCAGAAAAATTATGGTGTAAGCATGTCTGAGGTTTCATTTTTTTTATCTTCATCATCACCACAAACTACTAGAAATGTGCTGTATTATGATAGGGATTATAATGAGCAAGAATTAACTATAGTCAGAGGCGCTACAGCCCAAGTAGTTTTAGCTAGAACTGGTACAGCTAGAAGCAGCCCAATATCACCTACTACACACATGACAATTACAGAAACTTTTAAAGAGATAATAGGTGGCTCTGATAAAATTCAAAACATAGTGGGTACTGGTAATCCAGTTGTAATTAAATATAATACTGGTGAATTATTTAAAAAAAATATTTTAGCTAGTAAATGCAGTATAAATTTATATAAGCAATTTGATAATGAGTTTGTAAATTTTCATGAATTTCCAGAAAATGAATTTAAGATTAGAATTTATAATGGTATTACACCTTTTCAATATCATAAACTTAGGATATTATGCCCATCTACTAGCTTAGAAAATCAGATAGAATTTGAGCCAAGTCCAATAATACAAGACCCTAAAAATCCATTTTTTAATTATGCTGAAAGAGTTAGTGCTGTAGGTAATAGCTATATATGTGAAGTAGATGATAAAGTAGTAGATAATAATTTTGATAATTATGCTACTATAAAAAATAAATTTATAAATAGAGTAGTTTATGATTATGGCATTATAGAAGATGAAGATGCTGTATTAGCTAATGAATTACATGAGTTTAGAGATTCGTATTATCAAATGTACTGGCAAGGTTATTTAGTGGCTAATACATTTAAAGAAACTAAAAAACCTTATCCATATAAAATCAGCTTATCTGCTTTAGATATGTTAGCAGCTTTAGAAAATGCGCCAGTAACTATGTATGGCTCAGATAAAATACCAGCATCTCAAAATTTTGGTACTAGTAGCACTCAAGGTAATACCTATGATATGGTAGATATTTTAGCCAGATATTTTTTAAATGGTGTTATATCAGATGTGTTTAATGCAGCTAGTGTAAGCTATAATGTTTATGGGCCTAGTGATAGTTTATACCAATACTTTTTTATAGAGATGGATGGGTTGAATGGTGATAATATTGTAGCTAATGATTTTGAAATACAAAATTTAAATCTATATGGTTTTGATGATAGATTTACTTATGATTATTCTAATACTGCTAAAACAAATAGAGAAAATGTAGTAGGGCAGCATGGTTTAACTGATGAAAATTTTAATTTAAAAAAGGCAAAGGATGTAATTAAACAGCTGTTAGATTATAAAAACGCTAGATTATATCAATGTTATGGCCAGATTTTTTTAAGTATAACTGGTACTGATAATGGTATTGTAGGTGATACACCAGATTTTATTGATGCAGAAGATTTTACTTTAAATTCTATGGCTCAATACAAAAAGGATATAAAAAACTTAATGCAAAATCCTTTATCTAATAAAAATAAATATTACAAAATAGCTTATAGACAATGGGACACTGATGAATATGGCGCTAGTAGTGATGGTTATAAAACTATAAGTTATTATATGGGCCATCCAGCTGTAAAAGTTTTAAAAAGAGATTTAGTGCCTATAAGAAATGATTTTAAAGCTGAATATAGACCACCATATAAAGGCATAAATATAGAAATGCAAAATGAAATGTTAAATGCAGTGTTAAGTGAAGTAGGTAAAAATCCTAGCATGGAGTTTAATGGTGATTATATTTTAAATAATGGCGCTTTAGTTTTGCAAGATAATCCTAAATCTGGCAGAAAATGTTTTAAAACTAGTAGTGTATATTTTTCATCTAGTGGTAATTATAATGTATTACCACAAAATAGCTCTGGTGAATATATACCAGCTATAAGAAATACTATGCGCTCTTTTAGTGCTGGTAGCACCTCTACTACTAATGGCTTTGACCAGCTGTTAAGAGTGCCAGTAGGTAAACCTAAAATAACTATTAAATTAAATTATTATGTAGAGTATAATCCTAATATTGGTGGCTCTACAAATGTACCAAGATGTAGATTATATTATTTTACAAACTTAGATACTAGAGAGCTGGCTAATACACCAGCTGCAAATCATGATTATTTTTATGACCAAAATGATAGGCGCTGGGAAAAAAGTGGTAGGTTTAATTTTGTAGAATTAGAAAGCGCTACTGATTATAATAAATACAATCAAGTTACTATAAGCGTTGAAGATTGGGATTTATACTCAGCCCAGCCTAATGGTATTAGTAGAGTAAGAGGTGAAATAGGATATTTAGGTTTAGTGTGCCAAAATAACATTTCATCTATTGGTAATATATATTTAGATAATTTTAGCATTAGGTTAGATTTAATGAGGCCTAAAGAAGATAAGCTGCAAATGATTAACACAAATTCTAATAATACTAAATATCTGGATTTAAAAAGAGTGCCATTTAGAGCTATAAATGAAAGAGATGAGGGTAAAGATTATAAAAAAGTTTTGTCTAGTATTACTAATAAATTTGAGGGTGATATAATAAAATATAATACAGAAATCTTAAATCTTCATAGCTCTTTTGTTAGTAGATATGAATTTACTTGCAAGGATAAATTTAATAATTTTGGCATGCATAATAATATTTATGTAAACTTTGAGGGTGATGAAGATGATAGTTTAAGCTATATAGATGGGCTGCAATATAATGTGAAAAAAAATGAATTTAAAGTAATTGCACATAAAGGCACATTACAAAAAACAAATCCAAATAACATAGCTACTTTTAGCGAAAATACATAACAAAAAATGATTTGCCCACACTGCCTTTTTATAATTTTTTTAGGCGTTTTTTTGGCCATTTTTAGGCCTTTTTTAGCAAAATCCAGCATGCGTTTTAAGGCCCTTTTTAAGCGTTTTAAGCGATTTTAGGGGGTCTAGGGTATCAGTATATCAAAAAGTTGAGAAAGTCCATTAGCGTTAAATTCCCTTCGTAGAAAAATCAAAAAATTCTTTCATTTTTTATTTTACATAATGTTAAAAAAAATCTTCAAAATGAGGCCATTTTTTAAGGCCAATAAAAATTAAATTTTGATATTTAAATTATTTTTATATAACTTTGTTGGTACACAAAAAAATAAAAAAATGGCTATAGTAAATGCAACATTTGAGGCCTTTAGGGCGCAGCAAAAAAAAGTAGAAAAAGCCAAAAAGCTGTTAAAAAAATCTGGCTACTTAGTAATTAAAAATCCCGAAAAAAATAATAAAGATGAAAGAGAAAAACTTTGAAATAAATTTTAGAAGTGAGTGTAAAAGGCTGAGATATAAAAAATATCAGCTATGTGAAATTTTAAAAATCACTATGCCCACACTAAAAACTAAAATAGAAAATCCTGATAAATTTACATGGCGTGAAATTAGAGCTTTGGAAGATTTGGGATTTGATATGGTAGATAATTTAAATTTAAATTTTAGTAAATAGATATGGAAAAATCAATAGATTCTGCACTACTTAAAGTGCAAAAAGAAATAGTAGGTATTGTTAAAGAAAATAAGAATCCCTATTTTAAAAGCGCTTATTTTGATATAAATAAAGTGCTTAGCGTGGTAAGGCCTATACTAAATAAGCATGGCCTACTTATTAGCCAGCCCACTAGATTTGAAAAAGAATCTGGTAGAACTTTAGTATATACTATTATAGTTGGCTATGATGAGTTTAGAGATGCGAATTTAGCTTTGCCAGATATATCAGACCCACAAAAATTAGGCAGCTGTATTACTTACTATAGGCGTTATACCTTAGTAGGTTTACTAGCCTTAGAGGCTCTGGATGATGATGGTAATGCTGCTGCTGGTAAAGTTGTAGAGGTAAAAGAAATACCAAAAGAAACTAAACCAAAAGCCAAAAGCTCAGAGGTTTCAGCATTAATTAAAAAAGATGATGCTGATAAAGCAAGAAATTATTTTACTCAGCATGACTGGACTGGGTTAGATAAATTAAAAAATAAATTAACCAGTCATTTTAAAAATTAAAAATTATGAGTAATACTTATGAACACAAAGAGGGTACTGGTAGCCTTTTTAAAAATGATAAAGAGCCAGATAGCAAGCAGCCAGATTATAAAGGCAAAGCTAAAGTAGATGGTAAAATGAAAGATTTAAGCGCATGGCTTAATACCTCTAAGGATGGTAAAACAAAGTACCTTAGCTTATCAATACAAGAGCCTTATAGTGCGCCATCTGATGGCGTAAAGGTTACTAAAGTAGCGCAAGCTGATGATGATTTACCCTTTTAATAATTACAGAGGCTCTTAATTGAGCCTCTTTTTTTTAAATGAATAAATATCTTAAATATTTAAATGATTATTACTTTAGGGAAAAGAATTTTATAAAAATAGAATCAAAGATAAATAAAGATAAAGATGAAAAAAGTAAAAGATAGTAATGCTGAGTATCATAGTAAAGATAGCCTCAGCTCTAGCGCCCTTAAAACTATATATAAATCTAGTGTAAAGGCGTGGTTAAATTTAAAGGTTACAGCTACTAAAGCCATGAATTTTGGCACAGCTGTCCACACTGCTTTACTAGAGCCAGATGTATTTAAAAATGAGATAGCTATAAAGCCATCTACAATAGATAGGCGCACAAAAGCTGGTAAAGAGGCTTATAATGAGTTTGTAGAATCTACAGCTGGTAAAATAATTATAGAGCAAAATGATTTAGATATGATTAATGCTATAGTAGATGAGGTATATAAAAAACCAAATATATTACATTATTTAAATGGCCAAAAAGAATTAAGCCACTATAAAGAATTCATGGGTTTTGATTGTAGATGCAGACCAGATGTAATAAACTATAAAGATAATTTTATTAGTGATGTAAAAACTTGTCAAGATACACACCCAGCTGCATTTAATAGAGATGCTATAAAGTGGGCCTATCATTTACAAGCTGCTTTTTATAGTGATTTTTGTGGAGTGCCAATGGAAAATTTTAGATTTATAATAGTTATGAGTAAAATAGTAGATGGTAAGCCTTATGCAGATGCTCAGCTAATTAAGATGGATGATAATTTTTTAGAGGCTGGTAGAGCTGCATATAAAGAGGCTATAAGCAAATATAAATTTTATGTAGAAAATGAAATTGATGATTTAATTAGCTGGCCCTACATTGATGATAAAGATGAATCTTATATAATAAAAGGATATGGAAAATATTAGAGATAAAGTAGAAAAGGTATTTGAATTGGATATATCAGATACTACAAGACAATTAAAATATATAGAGGCTAGAGCGTGTTATTACCAGCTCTGTATAGATGCTACAGCTCATAGCCTTACAGCTATTGCAAAATCTATAGGTAAATCACATGGCACTATTATACATGCATTAAAAGAATTTCCCTATATGATGAAAAAAA